TTAAATCATTTAAATCTGCAACTATCATATTGATGAATAATATGTGATACTGAATTGATAAGGTGTGCCAGTAAGGTCGTTGCCTTTGAACCAGATATTGCCAAAAATATCTATTCTTATTAATAATGTATTATTATTGTCGTTAGCACTGCATGCAATTGTATATTCATCTTTAGTCGGATAAGGCACAGGAAATGTGCCAGTCATATAGAGTGCGTTTACTTCAGTTGCCCCAAAATTACCATAAGTTTGAAACTTACCACTAATACATACCATATATCCCTTGCGTGTGAGGTTAATATCATAGTTAGTTGTCGGAAAGTATGACCCATTCCTCAATATGGGGGCAGTATAATATACCTCTAAATCGTCCAGCCTATTATCATTAATAGTTATATTCGATTCATTACCAGTTACCCTATTATCTAGCTCAGCTATATCAGCATCGTTTGGTAAGGCTATATAACTACCGTTCCAGTTAAGTACTAGTTGCCAGTTGGTACTATCAGAACTCGGGTTATTGTTAGTATTCACTAATGTTTTGTGGTAATATAGGGCATTGTTATAGTAAACAAACTTCGTTTGCGACAAATCCAGGCCGCTTGTTGGGGGCTGCCAATGTGGTAACATATTGGCAAGCAACCCTGTTAATGCTTGGTATCCATTAGATTCATTGTCAGGTTGGCTATTGGGGGTAATTCCCATTAGACGTTTTAACTTATGCATAGCCTGTATAATATCGCCATACAACAGTTCACTAACCGCCGTGCCTATTGTCCCCAAATTTTCATCAACTATGACACCATCTGGGTAATCGCTTGTGCTCCCCCCAATATTTGGAACTTGGTTTAAATTTCTCATAATGTGTAATTTATTAATAAATAACCTACCATACACTGACTTTTCAAAGATAAAATTAACTTCCTAAATTCAGATTCCCTAACAATGGGAACGCTTGCTATATTTGGAAAATTCTGACCGCCTATAAAAAACGTGGATTTAAGCTGATCATCTGAATATATTGGCGTTATCTCCATAGACTTATCTACATGGTTAGCAATTATTGAATCATAAATAAATCCTGAAATACCATGCACACTAACGCCATGGCGTGCGCTACCATGCTGGGTATAACTTCCTGTACCATCACCCGGGTTAATCACGGTATAACCCCCCTGACCATCATCAAACTTATTCCTATGAACATAAACATTAAAACCAGCCGCTTGCAATTGCCCTTGAAAATATTCTAATGACATTCTGCCTAGGGTATTGCCTGGGTGGTTAAGCTTCCTTGCTATTGCAAGCTTCCGTTGTTCAAGCGTTCCCGTTGTTTTAATCCCTAATCGCACCTCCCATATCTGTGCATCTTCATCAGTAAAATTATCGTTATCAGGTAATAATTGATCGTATAAACTAAACAGATCATCATACCAATCCTGCAAGGGTTCATTTATAGAATTTTGAAATAATTCTATTCTTGACCCCTTAGGCAACTTGAATGCACGACCCGTCGGATACAATTGTTTGGCTAAATTACCTATCATACTATTATATTTAATGTTCCCAATACTGGTATATCTCCATCCGTGAATTGCCTGATTGTTATAGGTGTAATTCCTTCAAGTAATTCAATAGCCGTGAAATCACCTGTAACCGCATCCGAAACCACCCCAATAACCTTGTTGATACTCAACCTTGATTTGTCCATTTCATCGGCCCCCGCTATATAAGGTCTCACAGTATACATATATTCCATGATTGCAATTTCAATTATAGGAGAATCTTCTCCAATATTGCCAGTGTAGCCTGTTATGTTAACATCTATAGTTATTGGCACTATTGGCAGGTAGTTAATCTCCCAAACATCCAGGGGTAAACGCCCCCTTTCATTAATATTCTTAGTAGTATCAGGGTCAAGCTCCACAACCGCCTGTACATTATCAAGTATTGTTTGGTTTGGTATGTATGTACCACCAGAATCCGCCGCCGTCGCCTCAACATAAATATTAATCTGACCAGGGTTACCCACATAAGGATAAACACGGCTTACTCCCTGTGCATCCCCTGCCCATATCCTGTAATCCCCCGATGCCCCACCCTGCGCCTCAATCCTGAAAGATTGTATAATCAGGTTGCGGTAATCTTCTATACTTTCACCATCAAGGGGGGCTGTCACCTCCGCATTAACAGTAGCATTCTGGTCAACATTTAAAATCGGCTCTGTTGCGGTTAAGGAATCGCCAATTATTAACTGGGCATCAAGCCCCGCCGTTAATGCCCTTAGCGATACTTGCCCCGAGGTTGAAGTGAAAGTGAAGGTGGTTTCATTACTGTATAGTAGACCATTATTAGCCCTGAAAGTCAACCCCGACCTAATAACACCGCCAATTTGACCAGCCACATCAACAAGGTAAACGCCCTGTGAGGGTGGAAATGGGTCACGCCCAAGCCTTGCCCGTCCAAACCGTTCCAGTGTTCCGCCGTATGCCTCTGGTTCTGCAAGGTCGGGGAATATATTCTTTTGAACACGCGCCGCTGTTAAATATAATTGTTTTAACTGACCAGATAGTACCTGTGATATTACCCTAAATGTAGAACGAATCCCCCTGTTTATCGTGCCAAAACGATCCTCAAAGGCGTTTAAAACTGCCGTCTGTAGTTCCTGTAATGTTGGTGTATTCATAATATTTTAATCAAACCATGTTTCAAAATCTAACCATAAACCATTATCATCCCAAACCCCATTATTTAACATCCAAACCCCGCCTACAATGCCTCCACTACCAATTCCCCCCCCTATATCTTCTGCCTTGGTTGCAATCCATAATATACGGTATTGTTTCGATTCTACACTGTCTGGCTCTTGTATTGTTATATAAATTTCAACCTTATCTATATCTAATATGGATACATTAACTGTGATATTGCCTATTTTGGTTAAATAGTTTAAATCTGTTTCAACAGCCCTTTGGATGGTTAAACGCCCAGCGCTATTCAGTGATACTTCGTTAAGTGTACGTTCCGTTATACTGTTCATCCATTCATCTGAATCGTTAAGTAACGAATTACCCCAGTAATCATACCTTTCAGAATTACCCGCTACATTATCATCTGTTACGGCTTCATAATTCCCGCCGAATAGGGCTAGATATATTTGTAACCACAGTGATGATGAGTTGTATATATCATTATCTTGTATTGATATATCCCCCCCGTTGTAAGTTTCATAAAGTGCTATATCCATAATCAAAAGTTTGCCGTTGTATTATTAACTGTTACGGGGACTGCCCCCGTACCCTTATCTACTGTAGCACGTCTGCCTGGGTCGTTAATATTAACATTAACATTCTGTTCATTCCTCTTTATCTGTTCTTCGCGGACGGTATTTTCTGTCGCAGCAATGTTAAGTGCCTCTCTGCTTGCCAGTTCCTCATCTACCCCAAAGCCGCCCATTGCTTTGGCCTGAAATTCTTCTACCTTGTCAATAAACGGATTCATAACAGAACCAAGACCGGGGATTTTAGCTATTAATTTTAAAACTAATAATATAGGGTCGATAAGCGCAGAAAGGATTACCCCCCCTATCTTCTTTAATCCCGCTACAAAACCACCTTCCGTGAATGCCTTCTTAATTCCCCCCCAAGCATCTACTACCTTGCGTATTACATTGACAAGTATTAGCAACGGCGATATGGCAAGTATAAACGGGCTTAATGCAACCTTAACCCATGTGGGGGCATTCATAAACTTTTCTTTAATAATTTCCCAGTGTTTAACCATAAGGATTACTATTGCAATTAAACCTGCTATTGCAGCAATAATTAACCCGATCGGATTAGCTGTTAACGCCGCATTCCATGCCCATTGAAGGGCGGTAGCGACCTTTGAAACCGCACCATATGCCTTAAGCGCGATTATGTTACCCTTTAATGCTAATGCACTCTTACCAGTCAATAGTGCATTAACACCTAGTGCGATATTGTATAACCATGTCACCGCCTGTATTCCCTTATAGATTGCCACCATCGGGATTAATACAGCGGCAAGCCCAGCCACTAACCCAATAATTAAATCCATATTATCAGTCAATACCACCAATACGCTATTCAACAACCTTATACCTATAGAGTTGCTGGTTTGTGCAGCAGTGGCAGTTTTAAAAGAATCCTTCAACTGTTTGAAACGCTCCGTTAATGTACTTGTGTTTATATCTGCCTGTTTCTGCGCATTACCCTGATCGTACAAGTTCCCTGTTAATTCCTGAATAATCCCATTTTGGTTAATTACAGTTG